ATAGGTGTGGAGTACATAAACCAAAGTTTACTAGCGTAGTTATAAATTCTTTCTGCCATCTCATCATTATCTGAAAATGCTTTTGCCGCTCTCATAAATCCATCTTGCGGTGATGTTTCTTCTGGTAGTAAATACCTATCTTTTAAAGTTGTCTTACCGAAGTCAGTAAGCAACTCATCTCTTTCGTAATCAATCATCTTTTGTTTCTGTTACTTTGGGTTGTGCTTCTTTATCAATAATAAAATCTATGTATTGTTTAGCTTTTTTTAAATCTTGTATGCCGCCTTTAAATCTCCAACGAGAAATGTACTTCACAACATTGCCCTCGCAGTACGAGAGGTTATTCTTTGTGATGTAATCTATAGGTTCAATACCACCTTGATTGTAGTGCATTGGTTTTTTTATATTGTCCATAGTTTTACCTTCCCTGTTTTCTTATTGTATTCTCCGTGTCTTAAAATGTGTGCGACCCTAGCTTGTTGTAGAGCTTCTTTTTGTGTGTAACCTTTTTCTTTGTAGATACCTTTGACTACCTTCCATAAGTCAGGCAATGTGCAGTTAGTATATTTAAGAAGTAACTTCTCTGCTGTCTTAATGCCTACACCATCAATGCCATCATAGCCATCAACCTTGTCACCCATAATTGTCTGTAACATGAAGTTATAGTTAGCTATCTTCTCTGGTATTTGTTCTACTGTCATACCATCTTGTGAAAGATTGCATGGTATAGTTCGCATGTCTTTATCAACGCTAACTAATATTCTTTCTTCATCACTAGGTTCAGTTGCCATAATACCCATGACATCATCTGCTTCTAGATTAGCCCACATGACACCATTATGTTTTTCCATAATGTGTTCACGCATTGCATTTAAAACTATTGGTTTACGTTTTTCTTTACGATTGCTTTTGTATGTAGGAAGAACATCTTTTCTAAAATTGTTCCTATCTGTAAGTGCTACCACATAATCATCTGCTGATAACCCTGAACCTAAATCATCTATCACTGCATCTAATTGTGCATTACAAGTAGGTAACTCTGCGTGTAATGTCCATAAGCCATCACCCCAGTTGATAGGTTGTTCATTGTTAGTTGCTATCTGGTAAGCAAGTATGTCACCATCAATTACTAATACTTTTTTCTTTTTATACATTATTTAACTATCCTCTCCTGCATAGATTTGCTTAAATTTTTTGGTAAAAATATTTCGGCTAAAGGTATTAAGACAAACCTACTACGCCAACCATCACCACCATTTTTAAGTGTACCTATGTATTTTTTTGCTAATCTTTTTACTGTTCTAGTATCAAATATTAATCTGCAATAATCTTTGTCACCCTCTGCTAATATGTGTACCCAATAATCAGCTTTGGTTGCCATGATACCTGAAGGCTTACCATTGCATTCTACTTCTATTGCAATGTTACCTGTTTTAAACCACCAGTCTCTTTCAGTCTTAACTTCTATTTTATTTTTATCTTTGTCTAATATAGATGCTAGTCTTTGTTCTCTTTCTTGACCATACTTTAGGTCAATATCAAATTTATTATTCTTCAATGTGTTCCACTCCAATTAGTTGATATTTTATATTCGCCTGTTAGCGGCACTCTTAATTGGAAGTGTTCACCTGCACGTTTAATACATTCGACTGCAATCTTACCAATGTCTTCAGCGTCTTGTTCTTCACACTCAACTTGTATCTCATCATGTACCCATACAACTTGTTGTGCGTTCTTAAATTTCTTAATCTCTTTATTAAATTCTACTAGCCATCTCTTACATAGGATTGCACCTGCACTTTGTAATAATGTGTTGAGTGCAGAGTAACTATTACGAACTTTGATTTGTCTTTTGTCTAAACCATTTAGATAACCACGTTCAGCCGCAGACTGTACGCCTTCTATAAGTTTATGTAATGCAGGTAAGTTATTTAAAAATCTTTTCTTAATCTTTCCTGCTTCTTTTAATGGTTTGTTAATTACTTCAGCAATTTTTTTGACACTACCGCCATATAAAAAACAATAGTAAAAACGCTTTGCTAAATCTCTACTGTCTAACCCTGCTAGTTTTTGTGTCTCTGTATGTATGTCACCCTCAAGTGCAACTTTTGTGTATGCTCCATTATCAAACTTTGACATAAAGTGGCAAAGCATCATCACTTCTAAAGAGCTTACGTCTATACCCACTAATCGTTTACCTTCTGGTACTGTAAATAATTCTCTACACTCTTTACCATAAGGTGCAGACGTACTAACAACCTGTCCTAAATTTGGAAACGAATGTGATGCTCTTGATGTTACACAAGAATTAGTATTACAAGTGCCATGAATTTTACCATTACGTTCATGCTTTAACCATGCCTGTGAACCTGTAGCTATTTGTGCAATTCTTTTTGTTAATAAAAAAGTTTCACATAATATTTTAGCTTCAGGGTATGGAAGTTTAGATAATATACTGTCATCTAATTTAGCTTTACCATCACTGGTAAATTCTTTAGCTTCCCAACCATACTTATCTTTTAATCTTTGTGCTACATGGTGTCTGCTTGATGGATTAAATACAGTAACTTGGTCTTTTAATCTCTTACCTGTTTTTGTAGACCATCTTTCAGTTACGATAGGCTCAAACACACCTTGTAATTCTTCAGCTAACTCTGCTTGTCTTGCTTTTAATTTAACAGATAAGGCTTCTGCTTTTTCTCTATCAAACGTAAAGCCATGTTGTTCTTGTTTAAATATTAGTGAGGCTACTTCATGTTCTAAATCCATAGCCTCTTGGGAGTAACCTTTTTCTTCTAAAACTTTGTATAGTTTGTAAGTAACTTCTGTATCTTGCTTACAATACTCAAGCATTTCAGGTGTGAATGTTTGCCAATCAGTTTCTATCTGTTCTTTGTATTCACCTATTCTATTGCCCCATGCTTTTAATGAGTGTTTACCTATACAATCTTTTGGAAAATCTTTTTTTGAAAAGTCGCTTTCTTTAATGTCTGCAAATACTAATCTTGTACCTACTAACGTGTCGAAAATTTTGCCCCTAAATGTAGCGGAATGTAATCGTTCTAATACAGGAATATCAAACTTAATAATATTGTGACCTACGATAAGCTCTGCTTCTTCTAAAAGTTTAATAGCGTCTTCATTGCTAGGTGTAAGTATCTCTCCTGTGTCTATGTTTTTAAGTACAATGCAATGTACCTTATCGCATAGATGTAAAAATCCATTTGTTTCTATATCAAAGACGTATCTCAAAGTTTTACCTTCTTAATCTTTAATACGTTTACTGAAGGCATGGTGGTTACGTTACCTACGTCACCTAATGTACCATCATCATTAAAATTAACATCACCTGCAATTACATGAACATCTTTGTCTGCTCTTAAAAGCCAACCTGCTGTAATACAGATTGTAACTTTGCTTGACTTAGCTTCTTTTAATGAAGTCCAAATTGCAGAGCTATTAATATCTTTCCAATAGCAATGCACAAATGGTGCGTTTAATATTTTTTTATTTATTATTGGTAGTTTCATAATTAATGTAGTGTTTCTAATAAGACTTCAACTTTCCAAGCCGCTTCTTCTCCACTTAACGCCATAGAAGTTAAGGTATCTTGCAACATGAAAGCAGTTTTAATACTTCCTATTTTTATTACTTGTGGTTTGTGTGTTGATTTTACTTTTGCTAGTGCATCTGCTACTAGACCAGACCAAAACAAAGCATCTTTCTTTTGCTTTGCTGTAACTCTTTTAGTAGTCATCTAATACGTCAGGTGTTGTTTCTGACAGACAACCAGTGTCTAAATCATATAGCAACGTACAGGCTTTGCCTGTTTCTCCTGAAAATCTATTCTTGAGGATTGTTAGATTAGCTAATTTTTTATCTGACTTGATGTCCCTACTTATGGAAATAATTAAATCTGATAACTGACCTATTGAAGCTGACCCACGAAGACTATTCATAGTAACTTCTTTGCCATCTTCAAAACCTTTGTCTCCCTCTGACCTACGAAGGTGAGATATAAGAATAACTCCTATACCTGTTTCTTCTACAAGTGTTCTTAATTTACTTACAAAGTAATCAATAAGTTTTCGTTCATCATTTGTGTGTTCGTCTCCAAGTGCAGACAAAGCCATGTGTAAATGGTCTAATACTACAAAGTCTACTTCACAAGATTTAGCTAGGTATCTTATTTTATTGAGAAGGCTATCGGCGACTGTGTTGCCAAAATGGTTATATAAATAAAAATTGCCATTACCAATAGTAGATTTAAAAGTTTCTTGTAATTGTGTTTCACTTATTCCCTCTCTAGTTAAATGCAAAGGTTTCTTTAGGTGAACACCCATAATACCTAATGCACTTCTTTTAATGCTTTCTTCTAATGCAATGTAACCAACACCAAAATCTTGTTTTAATAAATCTAATGCTACATGACGACAGAAAGAACTTTTACCTACGCCTGTACCTGCTGTGATAGTTGTTAGTTCACCTTTTCTTAATCCATGTGTCTTATCATTAAGAGATTTAAAAGGGTATTGTGCAGTGACATACTTATCTTCTTTCATTATCTCTTCAAAGATTTCTGAACCTAAAACAATACCATCAGGTCTATATGGTTTTGCGTCCCACATAGCTTTAACTAATTTATCTTGCTTACCTGCAAGTAACATTTCATTAGGGTCTTTAAGTGGTAGAGAAGCAATCTTGGCTTTATTAGGAGTTAAAAGTTTTGCACATTCTAACGCCGCCTTTTGCCCATGTTCGTCTTGGTCGAACATAAAGATTACATTCTCATAACCCTCCAAGAATTCTAGTGACTTTTGAATATCTTTTTTTGCACCTGCCGCCCCTGTTTTAATAGATACAACGTCCCATTTGTTGTTATCCATGCTTTGCGACATTGTAAGAGCATCAATTTCTCCTTCGCAGACTGTCAAATATTTTCCACGTCCTTTACAAGTTTCTTGTCCAAACAATCCTGCTTCTTTTGGATTGCCTAACCATTGAAAATCTTTGGAAGGGTATCTTAATTTTTGTGCAACTAATTCTTTGCTATCATTATAATAATTAGCAATATGACAAGGACGTGCAAACCATGCACCTACTTGATAGTTATATTTTTGTACTGTGTCTAAATTAATTTTTCTTTTATTGAGAGGCAAGTGTTCGCCTTTAATAAAATTACTTTCTTGTTTTGTAATTGGTGTTAACTCCATTGTTGATTGTCCTTGTGTTGTTGTATTGCAAGAAAAGCAGTAAGCATGTCCGTCTGAATAAACGGAATTTGCGTCTGACGAACTGCAATTATCGCAAGATGTGTGATATAAAAATTCGCTTTCGGTCATTGTAAATCTGTAAATATTTCTGGTGGGTTTAGTTGTGTGTAAACTTGGTTAAATTTTTTTAGTAAAATATTCCAGTCAGCTTTGTGTTGTGGGTCTTTAGTATCGTTCCACAGCACAGCTTTTTCATTTAGCTGTCTGCTAATTAAATCTAATTGGTAATGTTTCATTGAAAAGGAGGAGGTAACTTCAGTCTCCCTCCATTACCCCATAAATACGAAACGCCCCTAGCTATTTCTAACTAGGAGCGTCTCAATCAACAATCGAATGTACATCAAAAGACATACACGATTTAGAGTTAATTGCATTTCTGCAACCCACTACCTCAACTTTGTACTTCACTTTTAACTTTTTTACAAGTTCACGCAAAGAAGCGTACTGTTTAATTGTGAAGTTAGTGTCAAGATTAGTTCCATCATCAGCTAATCCGCCGACTAAAGCTATCGCTATGGAATTTTGGTTAGTAATTAAAGGCTGATTAATAGGCAATATAGCACCAGACATATCCTCTGGTCTTCCTTCTTCTATTGTACCATCTCTTTTAATTACAAAGTGAAAGGCATTATGAAAGAAACCTTCTTTCCTATGTAACAAAGTTATATCCTTTGCATTTAAGTCTTCACTAGATTTTGTTTTGGTTGAATGAACAACTATAAAATCTGTTCTTGCTCTGTAATTATTGTCCATTTAACCACTCCAATGGAATATGTTTGTCAGCATATTTAAAACCATACTTGTCACACCACATAGCGTAAGTTGTTGAAGATTTTTTTGATATTCTGCTTCGTGAATTACTAAAGACAAATCTAATGTCTTTCTCTGGGTGTTGTTCTTTGATAAGACGCATTTTTTGTCTATCTGCTGAAGTAAACAATCCTTTTGTTTCTATAAATATATTTTGTTCTTTAAGGTAAAAGTCTGGGGTATAAGAATGAGCTTTCTGTGGTTTAACATACGTTAGTTTAACCTTCTCATAATCATACTTTACACTATTAGCGTCTAACTCTTGTGAGATAGCTATTTCTAGCCCAGACCTAAAACCATATTTAAGTCCTACTTGATTAGAAGTCAGTTTCGCTCTGCTGTACTTCATTCTCAAATGTTTCTACTTCTGGTGCAACATAACCATCTTTAATTTCGTCAAAGCCATGCCCTTTTGCTCCTGCACCTGCTCCACCTTCAACTAACTTAGTTATCTGCACTGCCTTTAATCTCAATGAAACACCTGCTCCTGCCATTGCAGTGTAGTAAGGTATCATGTCAGCAGAAACTTTCATTTCTGAACCTGACCATACTTGCTCTTTCATAGGTGTTCCTTTGCTATCAAAAATTGGTATCTTGATGTCTATTACGTCACCAGACTTCATCATAATTTTTGCTTTAGCTTTGAATTTAAAGATTATGTTTCCAGTTGGTTTACCTTCTACATACTCTTCTTCAAAAGGCATGTTTGCTGTTTTTGGGGGTTTACCTTTAGATTTTTCTTTTGCCATTTCTAAAGATGTTTTCATCTCGTCTTTAATAGACTTAATGATTGATTGTGCGTCAGACCCTTTGATAATTAGGTTAGTCTTAAAGTGACCACCATTCTCCTTATCAAATTTAGTGTCTGGCGTATTTAACCAACAATACTGTGATACACCTACAGGTGTTACAATTTTGTTGTATGTTTGTTTACTCATAGTTTTCCTTATTGTTATTGTTCTCTGTGTTTTCTCTTTTGATTGTTGATTTACTAATAGTGTAACTTTACTATGCAGGTGTGCATAGGTTTAGGCAAAGAAAAACTTGGATTGATATAGTAAACCTAACTCCAAGTCTCCACTTTCAGGTATTGCAGGTAATTTGCCTTTAGTTTCATCATCTAGCAATCTTCCTACATCTTCCTTAAATTTACCTAATAGGTCTTTGCTAAAAGTCTCAACAAACGCTTCTCTGATAGATAGATTTAGCTTATCTACATCACACGCATGTGTTGCAAAACTGTCATGCACATTACAAAAATTATCAATGCCTTTTGCTTTTGCAATATTTACAGTTTTAATCATACAAGCACTATCCAAACTATGAACGTAGTTTGCCGCAACAGCATTTCTACTTCTTAACTTGTCAGTTTCTTTTGTCTCCTCTTTTATCTGCGGTGCAAACACCTCTCCCATTAAATGAGAACGTACTCTTTTACTTTTCATTTCAGGATAGTATTGAAACACTGGAAAGCCTACAGGTGTAACCCAGTGAATAGGTATTCCTTCTTTTGCAATTACCTTTGCATTGTTTTGTAAGTAGTCCATACCAACCCTAGCAGATTTTAAGTTCTCACCTATGCTCGCCCAAATAATTTTAGACAAATATGTTGCAGGTTTAAACATATCATCAAATGGGTGCATTTCTCCTTTGTCTTTTCTTTTAGTTAAATCTTCTACTACAAAATCAGTACAAGAATATCTAGTTGACCCATAACAAATTGTCATAATAGGTCGTTTACAAGTTGAACGCTTAACACCATAGTCTAACCATTTCTGTGCCAATGGGTCTCCCTCACTAGCTTTAACTTTCAAAGTTTTAATTACTTCGTTAGCTACTAATTGGTAGATGTCTTGTGGTATTTCACTAGGCAAACAATTAACTAACTTACCTGCAACTTTGTCTTTTAATAACAATGAATAGATTTGTAACCCATTACAAGAGCCATCAACATTGACAGGTATATGTGAGATAAACTCATCACCTGTTTCATGGTATCTTCTCCACTCATCACAAAAGGCTAGAAATTGAAAAGGATTATCTGCGTCTTCCCATTGTCTATTAGCAATAGGGTCTTCAGCACATTCGGTTATCCATTGTAAGTTATCGTAAGACCATTTCTCTCTGTCCTCAAATGATACCTTGTCATTACCCCACATATTAGAACCATGTACGGCTAACCAAAAGACACCTCTGTTCTCTTTAGTGATAGCTTTACCCTGACTAAAATTAAGCAATGCTTTTGCACCATTGATAGACTGATAGTTAAGAAAAGCAGGTACACAATAAGCTCTACCTCTAAAGTCTAATTGTAGTGGAAAGTACAATGTAGCATAATCTTTAAATAGCTGTGCTAAATGTATAATTTTTGCATACAACATTCTTTTAGATGTCATTCGGTTATTTTCTGTGTGGACAATAACACTTTCTTTTTTGTATTTTTTAAGAGCTTCTGGGTTAATATCTATATCGTGAGGTTTAGATGGTGTTTTTAAATTCTCAATAGGTGGCATTCCTCCAATAGACAAAGACTTATCCCAAGCATGTTGCATGATTTTAAGAATAAATGGATTAATCTTGTATGCTGTACTTTGCATAAGATTGACCGCAGAAGTTACTTCAGGCATAGCACAATTCTCCATTTCCTTGTTAAACTTCTTACCTTTTTGCTTAACTAGGTCTAATTCAGGCATTTCTTTTGTCCAATAGCCATGACCTGTAACTTTGCCGTCTATTACGCTTTTAGGAGGCATTACCATAGGCAAATACTCTGGGTTTAGTAGTTCGTTAAACTTATTACGATTATCTATCCATTCTTTAGTTTTAGCCGTTTGTTTAATAACTTTGACAGTTTTATGCTTATGCTGTTCAGTAGTTATTTCTACAAGACCTGTGCTTTCAATTAACAAAGATATTAACTCCATTCCAACATGCAATCTTTCAGTGGTAGTCCATTCTTCCCACCTCATAACTTCGTCTCTTTTGGCACTTTCTCTTAACTTACGTCTTTTGTAATTATAGTTCCAAGACCTTTTATCTAAATCTTTTTTAACAGTTTCGTATAGCTCTGGGTTTAGTCCTTTAAAATTTTTAAGACTAATTTCAGTTTCAACACGACCACCTAAAGTTATAGCAGTAGCAGTAAGATTTTTAGTATTAGTAATAGTATTGATTACATGTTTCGCAGTTATCAATGCTACAATTTTTGGGTCTACTTGGGATATATATTTGAGAGCAATGGGTGTTTTAGAATGAACATTGGCTATTGATTGTTCAACCCATTCTGCAATGGCTATTGCTAGTGGACGTATTGTATTTGCTACAATAACTTTTCCGTAAGATGTGACGCTTTCTTCTGAACGTTCAATGTGTGAGAGCCTCCTCTTATTTGTCCTATTCATTCCAAGTTCGGCGGACATCTTTTCGGTTTGCACTTGGTCTTGGTAGGTCGGCATTATTTCTAATATCTTCATGTATTCTCCTGTTTGTTGATTGATGCAACTGCGGAATGACCTACAAATTAGGTTCACTCCTTTGCTATTTTGTTTTGGTTGTGATAGAGAATAGTTGTTGAGTTTACTTGTAAAAACAATCTTGGGGCAACGTGGCGGAATGGTTACGCAGAGGATTGCAAATCCTATTGCACCTATGCACACCTGTATACGCCATTATTACTAACATTGTCATTACTAACTTTACAACTATCCTCATATCACGACTTATTCTTAAGCGGATTTATTTATTCCGTTAAGAACATTTACTGCTCCCATTAAGTTATTTGGTATTAAATGAGAGTATCTTTTTATCATCTTCCACGACTTGTGACCTAACATTTGACCAATCATGTGTAATTCAACCTTACCAGATTGTGCTAAACGTGTTGCACAAGTGTGCCTCAAGCAATGAATGACAAACTCTTTGTCATCTTCAAGGTTCATTGCTTTACGCAAACGTCTCCAAGTATTTTCACAAGTCCAATACTTTAGATGTGAAAACACAAGGTCGTTTCTTTCCGCTTTTATTAACAATTTAAGAACAATAGACTTAGCACGTTCTGTTAGTGGAATACCTCTAGGTTCACCATTCTTAGTAACACTAGCAGGTAAGTTAACAACATAGTTTCCATTGTTGTTATGAACCATCAACTTCTTAATAGATAACGCTTCGCCTAGTCTCATACCTGTATCAATTAAGAACAAATAAAATTCCAAATAGTCAACCATATTCCACTCGGTTAACAATCGGATAATTTCTTGCTCTTCCATTGGTTCAAGGTATCGTTCTCTACCATTGTTTTCTGTCTGCCATTCAATATGAGGCATTCTATCAAGATGATAAATAGACTGTCTCTGATTAGCAAACCTTAACATCTTACTGATTGATGAAAGATAACGATTGATAGTAGCAGGAGCAAAACCCCTGTCTTCTAACGTGTCCACAATGTTTTCAATGTGGGTATCGTTAACTTCAGTCACAAGCATTCCCTTACCAAGCATTTCAATTACTTTCTCGGCTCGTTTAGATTGCAACTTCTCCCAACCTTTAAGTGTTAATTTGCGGTGTATCTCCGTTAACAACTTTACATTTCGTTGTTGCATTTATACCTCCGCTTTTCATTGTTATTTAACCCAACTCAAAAGAGTGTTATAAACTCTTTTGCCTTTTGATGTAAGACGCACAAGTTTTCTACGTCTTTCCATTGGGTCTTCAAAAGTCTCTAATAGACCTACGCCAATCTTTTTGTGTCTGTTAATGTCCCCTAACTTATAGGCATTTCGTGACACTGAAGATTGAGATATGTCTAACTCTTCACTTATAGTTTGCATGGCAATTCCGTCTCGTCCACCATGTACTGCAACAAATAAAAACACAGCAATAGCCTGTGCCTCTATTTGCGTATCAAACTTTCGCATTTCCTCTATTATTTTTAATAGATTTACTCCGCTACTCATTTTTGTCCTTTCTTTCTTTCTTGTTTCTACATGATAACATTATCATGTTAAAGATTAAGATAAATAAAATCGCCAATAGCCAAAATCAGCTATTGTTTCGTATTTATCCTTACTCACTTTAAGATTACTCCAATTACTATATTTTTCAATATAGACTTTAAAAAGAATAAAATTTATTGTCATTTTTACTCCTTTTTTAAGTTATATTTGGCATTAATAATAATTGATTACACCACGCATTGTTAAACGTATATATTATATGTTTTCTCATGTTTCTCCTTTCTTTTTGCTTATGTGTTATTTTTATAACGTATGCTATCCTGTCGCACATAGTATGTACAAGAAGAATTTATGCGTTATTAACATGCAAAATACGCCGTCTAGTCCTTAGAAGGCGTTTCGGCTATTGAAACCTCGTCAGTTTTGCTCTTCAGTTGATTTTTGTATCTCGTTTGTAAGTGTAATTATTGGGGGTGTCTTTGCCTCAATAATATTCTCTATTAACTGCACTGCCTTAAAGCCGACCCTATGCGGAGTTAATTCGTCATACTCTTTTAGTGACCTTGTTTTTACCAGAAATGATAGTACCTGTTTTTTGATTTTCCAATTCACCGTCTAGTCCTTTTGTTGATTTCTTTTTGTTGAATATAGCGTCCCACCCCTCCTTATATTTCTTGGAGGGGATATGCACGCCGTCTCGTATTTTATAAGATTTAAAACCAGACATTTTATAATTTTTTAATTATGATTTTTGCCGTTTTATCTTTCATAATTTTTCTTGCTCTATTAATGGCTTTCCTATCAGTAGCAATAAACAAACCTTTTATAGTTGTAGGAATACCGCCTATGGTACTTCTTTGTGGAATATCACTAAAAAGATAATAAGTGTCTATACTGCCATCATTGAAATTCATGCAATGTTTATAAATTGTATATTCTTGTTTTTCCATGTTTCACTCCGTTGATTGTTGATTAATTAAAAAGCATAGTTGCAGTATAAGGGAAATACTCTTTAAACCAGTTTATACCTTTATTAGCTTTTTTATTGTTTCCATTAACTTTGGCATTCAAAATTGCTAGATAAACACCATTAGCAAATCTAGGCAAAGTCAAATTTAAGTGCGTTCTATTTGCAGGAACATATTTTTGCACTGTGACTTGTTCAGTTGTTATTTCATCACATTCTGTTGACTTTAATTTAAATGGCAACTGAATATTCATATTGTCATATTTAATTGTTTTCATGTTTTACTCCGTTGATTGTTGATAAATAAAAAACGCCGTCTAGTCCTAGAACCAAACGGCGTTAATTTTAATATTTACTGAAGTATTTTTTCTGCAAGATTTCTAGTTTATCTTCAGCAGATAAAACTTCCATTTCTGCAAGTGCCTCAGTAAATATAGGCTCTTGGCTATCAAGCAGAGAGCGTCCCTGCTTGGTGTAGCCTATAGCATTTATTTTAGCCTCTTCAAGTTCACCCTCTATGATTTGACAACCTAGTCCAATCATCAAGTTTTATTAAAGCCAACCTTCAGCTATAGCAACATGAAACAGTTTGAGTTTCTCTGTCCCTGTTGCCTTTGCGTATTTGTCAAAGTGCAGTTTTTTTGCTACTTCATCTTTAAATTTTGAAATAGCCTCCGCCCTTTGAATACGCTGAACACATTTTCTAATTTGCATGTGTGGTACTCCTATTGTTGATTGTTGATTAGTTGCAACTGCAACAGACCAAGCCAGATATACAAGTTTAGGCTACGCCCTAAACCTGCCGACTTGGTTTCGCATATAAAATGCTCGTCAGTGTTGCTGATTGTTTATTATTATTTTAACACGTTCAAAGGGTCATACTTAACGATAAGTCGTACCCTTTTTTCAATCTCATGCTCGTCAGTGAATAGCATGTGAAACTTGTATAATATTTGTCTGATTAATAAGTTCATTTACATTATCCTCCCTGCTATCTCCACCCAATTAGGTGAAGAGCCTTTTGTTTTTTCGTTAGGTATATTCCAAACACCATTATCCAGACCATACAGTCTTTCATTGTCATGCGAGAAAAAATAAACCTCTTTTGTTTGTGGCATCTTTTTTAATTTTGCGATTAACTCTTTAACTGTCATTAGTGACCGCCTTTTGTATATCCGTTGTTTAATCTGTCACGCTCTGCAAGTCTTTCATCTCTGAATTGTTGTTCTTTGTCCGCCTCTTCGTCTTTCCACTTTTGGAAATACTGGTTTTTTAAATCTTCCTCAATTACATTATTTGAGCCGTTTAAGTCTGCCAGTTTATAAAGACCTGCTTTAATCTTTTTTCTAGTGTCAGCAATACATTCATTAAGAAATTTATTTCTGTATTTGCCTGTAGTTACTGAATAGTCCCAGTAATTTTTATCAAGCGTAATACAATCAAAATTCTTTTTTGCAATAATTGTATTGTATGATTGAAAGAATGAATTGCCGAAATCATCATGTATAATATTTTGATTTGCAACTGGTCTTCCACTTCTTTCACTATATATTGGTTCTACGTTCATAGTTATTAACTCCGTTGTTGATTGATTGTTGATTGTTTCGGACTGTGTTCTGTGTCCTCGTCAGTGCCATATAAAATGACAGACAATCATAATGAGTGGCAAGAACGCCACTCCAAACATTTGCAAATTAATTGAAATACAAATCTCCACTCTCTTCATGTATTGAACATTGAGTGTCAAACTCTTCTAAATAATTGTCCAAGTAATATTTAGGAGTTGTCCCGTCTTTAACGCTTTCCGATAAACTTTTATAATTTTTTCTAAAAATCTCTAATAAATCAGCTTTGATAGTTTTGAAATAAAATTCAGTAAATCCATTATGAACATAGACTGTTTTTGCTTTGTTAATTTTATTTAAAATTGATTTTCTTAATTCTTGATTATTCATAGTGTACTCCGTTGTTGATTGTTTCGGCGTTGCTCCGCCTCGTCAGTGCAATATGTAATTGCAGACAACCGCAAAATTGCAGGGGCTTATCTCAGTCAAGAGCCGTTCCCACCTGCGAGTGGAGTTTCCAAAAGCTTTAAAGACAACTAGCCCAGATTGAACCCAATAAGGATTGAACCGCTTTTGGCAGTATTTTTTTTGTGCTAGATAAAAAAATTTTAAAAAAACGTTATAATTAGTCTTATACATATGCAGATATGGATTGCAACAACTTATTTATTGATTTGACTCAAAATGGACATATTGACCAATAATAGCAGTATTTATAGGAGTTTATGGGATTTAATAGGATTATGTGGGATAGAATAAGATGCTATGTGTGGATAGTTAATCTTTTAAAGTAACACCACAAGGGAAATGAAACTCAAAAGACTTATTAACTTTTAAATTGTCTTTCTTTGTCTGTTGTTTCTTTTGTCTGTAATTCTTGTTGGTTCTCTGCTTGTAGGCTCTACCCTTGTCAGTCTTTAACCAGTCTTTCCTTTGTATCATTAGTAATGAATGTATCCTTTGTTGTCTGTTGGTTGTCCTTTGGTTTATACTTAATGAGATACTTTAAGAGATACACAGAGTATCTTCTTTTTTTTGCTCTCATCTAATAGTGTAACTTTAGTGATTGTAATTCCTTTGACCCTCTGCCCTGCGTTGACCTGCAAACGTGCCTGTGCGTGGCTCTGTGTGGCTTGTGGTGGTGCTTGTGGTGGTGCTTTGGGTGTTGCTTTGTGTGGAACTTAAAGAGAGCAACGCACACGCCCACCCGCCAAACTAAAAAAACAGACTAGCTCAAGCACAGGCGAAAATAAAAAAATGTACGCCCACGCACAACACACGCAAAGGACATGCTATCCTTATATAGTTAAAAACGCCTTTAATACCTTGTTTTTTGGTTCTTTTGCACTCGCACACGCAACGCATACGGGGGAAACTGCCGTCCTGTGTATATCATATACCCCCTCAGATTTTTCTCTTAAATATTCGCCATGCGTTCTGCCATACGATTAGCACGATTAGGCGTTTGTTTAGCCCATCTGCTATCTAGCATCTCCACACTAGCTTGTTTGTAGTCCTCTTCTTGTAATGCTTTAAGCATACCCTTAAACTTGGACACCCCATAAGCACCCATTTGGTACACCATCTCAACCACAATGTTCCTTGCACTGTCATTAATATCAGGACATATCTTTAATAAATCATCAGCACCAGTTACAGCTCTAGCAAAGTCTCTTTCAAATAATACTAGCCAACCTGCGTGGTCTGTAGGTGCTACTTCACCTTCTAACATTTTGTGTCCATAGCCACCTGTAAGATGTCCTTCTGTACACTTATAAACTTCTAATCTGTAGCCTTCTTCTTTTTTAACGGCTTCTTTTGTTTGTTCTATATCCATCTGTCTTTTCTTGGTGTCCTTCCTATACTGTGTTCCATAAATTTTTCTAATTCTTGGTCTAACAGTTCTTCTTTGTGTTGATTATATGATAATGTTTGGTCTCTATCCATTCTGTCTACCCAATACTTAGCCGCCATAGCTAAAGCATCAATGGCATCATCATGTCTTAGAGAACCTTTGTCTCTAGTCAGCCTTGTCATTTGTCTAAACAACTGATGGTCTGGTTCATTCTTAAAATCTTCGTGTATCAGTACGTCATCTACAACTAACCTGTGTGAGTTCATCAAAGGCTCTAGTGTGTCTATAATACGTTTTTCTTTCTGTGTATTATGTCTAACTTCTTCTATCTCGCATGGGTGTATCTTTGCCATGACAGGTTTTAACAACTGGGTTGCCATACCATCACCAAAGTTACTCTCAATAACCACATAGTTCACATCATGTTTCTTTGCGATATTAGACAGCCTTGCCATAGTAGTTTCTGAATAACCACCATCTAATGAGCCTATGGCGGTCAGATAAAGCACTCCATGAAGCATTTTAAGCACCGCATACGCTGTTTTGTCTTCTCCACGACCACTAGGGTCAATAGACATTGCTGTGCCTTCAAATGCCGTAAATTCTTCGCTCATCATCATAGGAGCTACAAAATAATCACCTTTAAGTCCCACATTGGGAATATCAGGGTCTATAGCTTTCATTTGCTCTGGTGACGAAGCCCATTGTATCTTAGCAGGTGCTTCTTTCCATGTAGAGCAACCTGAAGCTACAATTAAATCGTTTAACTTTAGAGGGTATCTATTTGCATCAGACAAACTCGTGTCCAACATAAATTGTAAGTTAAAACCAGAACGACCATAAGATGATAGTCTTTCCATAAGGTCTACCGCATCAAACCTTTTGGGGTCTGTAGGTTCACCTTCTTTACCTTGTATTATGTCTGCAAGTTTGTGACCATAACTAATCTTTTGTGTAGGATTAGGTACAAGTGCAGTCCATATCTTTGTCTTAAATCCTCTCTCTTCTAATGAGTTGTATAATGACATCTCATTCTGGGGAGTTCCTAAAAATATAATTCTTCCTGTGTTAGGTTTAATGATTGCATCAAATTCTTTTACAGTCTCACCTAATCTATCTCTCATTAACTGCGTTTGGGAGTTATTAGCACTCTCAACGTCATCAGCAATGATAATGTCTGCTCTACTACCTGTTAACTGTCCTGTGATACCCATAGATTTAACTGATGGTGCATGACTGGCTGTAGCAGGTGCTACATCAAATGATACTTTAGAATGTCTTTGATTATCTCTAGGTATCAAGTGTTGTAATAGTGGCATCTCTCCAATTAACCTTTGTGTAAAGGTACTAAAGTCATCTGCTCTAGTTTTACTAGCAGATACTACTAAAATATTTTTTTGTGGATTAAGAAGTAATTGATGACAGACAAAGGCAGAGGTAATCCAAGACTTACCAACGCCTCTAAATGCTTCTATTACAAGTCTCTTTTCGTTTGACTGTAAGTAATCTGCAATATCGAATTGTATAGGTGTAGGGTTAGGCAGGTTTAAGTGCTTCCAACACAAATACAAAAAATTTTTAAAATTCTTTAATCGTTTATCCATCATCAAATGGTACTTCGTCTAAAATGTTATCTTCTTTTTTAGCCAAAGGTTCTTTACTGTATGTTTTACAAACTTCTAAACATACTTTCATTTCTGAAGCTGTTAAATCTTCTCCAGATTTTAATTTCTTATAAGCATGGTTTACCAATAGTTGTGGTAACTCTTTTAAGACTGTTTCTATTTTATTGGGGTCTTCCTTGTCGGTTGTATTTTTTATAGTCTCGTTTTTCATTTTTGTTTAACCTTTTCTTGTGTGTTCGTACTCTTTTCTTTGGTTTCTCTCTAACAACAAAATCTTTAAATTTTTTAGCCATTACTCAAGTATTAATTTTTTAATTGATTTACTTCCGTCAATGTTATCTTCTAGTTCTGCTTTTGATTTGATACATTGATAGTCAACATTGTCATCTGCTTGTCTCAAAGCAATTCTTCTACCTTTAAGGCATTCAGACATAGATGATTGTATTCTGTGTTCTTTTATTTCGTTGTTAACAATCATAAGAAGAGCTACTACAGTTTCAATCATCAGTGTCCTCCGTTTCCGTTTCTTCTTACTTTGTCTTTTAAATCTTCAATATCGTTTAACGCTTTTTCTAATTGCGTTTTTAAAAACTCAATGTTGACTTTGTTAGTCATATTTTGTTCTTGATTTTCAGTTAATTTTTCTACATCAACGTATAACTGCTCGATAAGCATGAACTGTTCTTGGTCTGTAGGGACTTGTAAACTTTTCTTTAATAAATCGTTTTCAAATAGTTCTCTTGAAGTCTCTAACGAAGTTAACCTTGCTGTTACTTCTGTGTATGCAAATACACCCATTGCTACTGCTATAACAATACCAATCATGTTCTTAATTGGCATAGCAACGCTAGTGTTTTCGCTTATTTTCATGTTTTTTCTTTCGTTTGCAATTAGGAAAGTCGAAAGTGTAGACATCATCTACAATCTTATTCAAAAAATTCATACGTTCATCTATCCAAGAAAGCAGTGAATAGATAAACTTATCCATTATTTCTTTTTAAGTTTATTCATTGTAGTAACACCAAATGATGCTCCTACGATTGTTAAGATGATGTACCAGAACATAGGGTCAGCAGTTTGTAATATTGACCAACCTCGTTCCATTGCGTCTTGTGTGTACGGAATAAAATGACAAGCCATTAATAGTGTAAAGAAAACTACCAACCACTCGTCTTTCCACGAATGTTCTTGTTGTTTAATTTGTTCTATCGATATTTGTGATGCCGCATCTAATTCTTTTTCTCTTACAATTTTATCTTTTTGTAATTTATGCTGAATAGCACCAAATGTTTTCTCTGCTATAATTTTAGTAAGAGGATTTTTTAATAATGTTAACCACATCTTACATAGCCCACAAGATTGCTGACCAGATTACAAATAAGGTAAAAAGTTTTTTATCTGTATTTTGCCAGTATATTTTTATTTTGTTAAACCAAGTTTTTGGCGTGTAACCATATATTATCATGTTGTCTCCTCTTTAAATTTTTTCGTTTTTGATTTCGTTACAAAAATATGAAACGTATAATTTTTCTTCGTTCATTTTTTTTTCGTATCTTTCTGTAAATGTAGTTATTATTTTTGCACCACCATTTACACATTCAGTCCAACTGTTGTATTCTGTTGGTACAGTTGCAGTGTTGTTACAAAATCCAGTAATTGCAGAGCAAATACTAAACGCTAGTATAAATTTCATTCAATAATGTATTTGTAATTATTTAAAGTTAAAATAACCTAGTATTCCAACAATTATTGTTCCGATAGTTAAGATAACTTTAAGTCCACCCTTACCCATAGAAACATCTTGTCTTAACGATTTAATTTCTTTTCTCATTTCTTCTATTGATTTAAGAATATTATTCATTCTTTCAGCACAGAGTTTCTCATGTGATGAAAGTCTAACTCCAGTAGCGACTTCGCTATATTCTTTTGAAGTCATCTTTTTTCTAGGCATTATGGTTTAGCTATATCTGCTTTCACTTTAGCGATAGCATCTTCCCAGTTAGTAGTACCATTAACCTTATCCCAGTATTGCATATCTAACTGTTCTTGTATTGATGGATAAGCAGTTGCTCTTTCTCTTTGATATTGATTAGCGTCATACTCTGCTTGTAGTTCTGTCATCTTAGCTTCTATGTCAGCTACTGGTATAGGTGTTGTTCCATTGTGCCATTGAATAGAATTTATATCTTCTGCTTGATATGTAAATTCTGCATTTGGATTTATTTTTTTTATTGCTTTATCTATCATAAATTATCCTTCTATTTCTGTTAAAGTTATTGAAGAAAAAACATTATCAATAAAAAAGTAAATACTATTTGATGTGTTTGTAGTAGCACCATAAACAGAGTAAGTTGTAGATGATGTAGTAGCTGGCGAATCTAAATAACTAAAATTTAAGTTACCACTAAATTCTTCACTTGAACCTTGACCAAAACCATAACCACTACACATTAGTGAAAGTAATGAGCCACCTTTATATAATCTTACATTTGCACCAGTATTTTGAACTCCTGTTCCTCTACGCAAAGTCATATTTACTTCTACTAAAATTTTATTTGATGTGCTTTGTGGTGTAATAGATGCGTCTAATCCTAAATCAGTAAGAGTAGTAGTTGAAATATTATATTGTGAACTTCTTGAGCCTTGAACAACTTGCAAAACCTTTCCTTTACCAGAGTTTGCTCCTAATGTAATTAATGCCATATTGTTATACTCCTATTAACGCTTGGATTTCGTCATCATCTAATCCCAAGTCTTTTAGTTTTTGTTTGCCAGATGCTTTCTTGTCTATTGCTGTTTGTTCAGCGTCTTTTAATTCTTGTTCTACAACTGGTATCATAGCTTCAATATCTTCTTTAGATATTGGAGTTGTTCCATTTAACCAAGTAATTTGATTTATATCATCTGCATTAA